TGTCGCGACTAGCGAGACTATGTTTAAAATATCAACGACTGTGCTTGTACAAAAATTCCACATGGCGATAAACCATGCTTAAAAAATACAAGTTAACAGCATCCGTAGATGTGATAATTAAACATGGAATCGCTAAGGAATCCGTACATGGGCATCGCGCACCCATTATTTCCCCAAGTACGTGGGGTGTTTCCGAATCGCAGTGTCGTTCGGAGTTAAGTTTTAGCAGCTGGTAGAGGATTTTGCTGCCATGTTGGGACATTCAATAAGAAAATACAATTGAAATCTGGTCCCGTCCCAAAGAAATAGTGAAAGCACGAATCTCTGGGATTATTTGACGTTGGCTTGTTTAAGCAAACAAGCCTAATATTATCTGTATTCGAAGAATCCGCACCTGATCCTAATGTTCTTCTATTTGCAGTATTAAATCGAAACTTATGCTGAGAATAGTATGGTGCGTTGATTGAAACACTCGAAAGATTCTGTTTTGCAATAGCAGACCCAGAAGCTCCAGAACCAAAAGATTCTACAAGAAATCGAGTGATTTCATCTCCTGAAGCTGTTGTTGCTAAACCAGAAACAGTGTTATAATTCGCAACTGTTAGTGCTCCAGTATAACGAGAAACATGCATCATGGAAATATTGTCAATACCATCTTGAACAATATTCCAGTTTATGCTACCATAGGATCCTGCGAAACAACTTGTTATCAAATGGAAAGGTGTATTTTTAACAAAATTAAATGGGAAATCTGAAGCAGGTACTAAAGTACCAACTGCCTCATCGATTCCATTTGGATCATATCCAAGATACAATGGATATCTATTAAAAACACACACTCTTCTCGCGAATAATTCGGTTGTGTTAGCTGTTTCCCGTGTAGAACGCGAATAATTCATACGTTGCAATAGCTTTCTGAATGAAGGGTTTCTCTCTCCACCATATATTAGCGCAATATTCTCAGTGGAGCTTTCAGAAGCAGTCATTTCTTGAACTTCATCAGTTGTGGCTAGGCCAGTATTTTCTTCGCCCCCTTCAGATTGAAGTGGATACCACGAAATATCTCCACGAACATTTACTGGACCAAAGAATTCCACGTTCTTAGCATAAGCATAAAACATAAGTGTTATGTCTGCAGAAGCATTGTAACAACTTTGTTTTGTATTAACTTCAACACGAATAGTACCATTGGTAGTATTAACTGTTGGGGCTCCAGATATAGAACCAAGTCCAAAACGTTGATCAAAAGGATTTTGTAAAGTCTCCAAAAAAGCATATTCATTGGACATTGGTATACATATCTCGGTAACCTTATCAGTCGTTATATCAAGCACCCAATTCGTAACGACAGCAAAATCTGGAGATGATGTTATGATATCGCCATGTGGATCATAACATACACGAATAGAACCAGTGTGATTCTTAGATGAAACCACTCTAATCCCGAAAACCATATCAGCTCTCCAATATTGAAAACATTGTGCTGCTACACATGCAAATATTGGTTGTGCCTTATAGTTTGAAGAACCATCCCTTCTTGCCAACTCAGGAGTTACTCTAGATGCCCATAGTGCAGTTCCAACTGCATCACTTGCAGACCAAGTAACGTAATCCAAATAAGAGTTCCTATTACAAAAAGTTTCAATATCCAGTTCATCTTTACCAATATAACCACGTGAGGTATTATCAATGGTAAGTTCGTTCTTTGAATCAAGAGTTAGTCTCTCATATGGATGACAAACTTCTGTTGTCGCAAGAGGTGGTAATGACGAGTTTTTAAATGGTTTAACATCTTCTAAAACTGGTGGGTTAGTAAAACCAAATAATTTAGCTACAGCACCTACACCTTCAGCAGCCATTTCTGTTGCTTTAGCAAAAGGACCTATAACAGGAACTTCTGACAGCATCCCAGCCACAGAGGCTACAGCACTAGCAGGTTTTGAGATTACTCCATCAGTTTCACTATATTCACCTGTATCTTTCTTTGCTTTACCTTTACCTTTCTTCATACCTTCAGATTGAAGTGCTAATTGTGAAGTTGGTACACTAGTTTCGACTTCATCCATCCAGGCAAAGAAACGAATAGTAACATCAGCGGCTGTCCCACCAACATTAACTAAAGGTGTAAAATTGCGTACAGTTATTTCACCAAATTCACTAATAGTATTCAATCTTGTGACATCTAACCATTCATGCGTCCATAGATATGGTAAAGTCATTTCACCACCGGTATTTTCCTCAATGTTTAGATCTATACCAGGTCTTTGTGAAAATGGAACCATCCATCCATCATAAGTGGCTGTTTCAATAATTGGTGCTGGATTAAAATACTCAATAGGTTGGTATGAAGCATAAGCAGCTCCATATAAACCTGGTGAAGCTGTAACAACGGCTTTCAATTTAAGCACTCCACGAATAAGATAATAATTATCTATTTTCTTTTTAATGGCAGTATTTTGTAAGAATTCAAGCCAAGGTTTGAAAGAAGTATTCAAAGTTGTCCCAGATGTCCAGTTTATAGTGCTTATAACAACTGGTCTTGCTAAGAAATCTTTTAAATCAGATTCGGGTTGGACATTCACAGAATACTGTGGAAGTGAATATTGTGTATTTGGATCTACATCAGTAGAAGTTGAGAAAGTAGTAATTGTATCTCTATTTATACTTTTCTCTCCGGCATTGAATAAGGTTGAGCTTTGACTATTTCCTGTATTATTAGTACTCATAATCATTAATTAGAGGGTTTTAGTATCTCTGAATATTTCCAGAAATCATTCTTAAGTTCGTCATGTGTGGGTAGTACCCAATCTTCCACCCATGATTCTAATTCGTGGTGTTTTATCACTTCCATAAACATCAATCTCTTCTGTTCGAAGATTTGTTTACCATAATAAAAATATTCACGAATTGCAGAACTTATTACAGAGATAATCTGTTCCTGTTCAGTCACACTTCGACTCCGTGTCCAAACAGTTAACATTTTCTCTATAGAATCGTGTTCTAAAGGAGCTAACATAGCACCAACATCACTATCATATCTCCATTTTCTCTTTAAAAAGGAAGCATCATTGATATGTATAAATGGAATGCTTTCAGCTTCTTTATCTGCCATAGTGTATGTTATATCTATAGACTTTAGTACTTCCGATATAGTTGTGTGATTAAACCAGTTAATTTTGCTTGACACACTCATAATATTATCATCACCATAAGTCATCAAACTTACGTGCTTCTTGAAGGATTCCACTTCTTTATTTGGATTTAAAGTGTAATAGCAATACCGCATATACAATGAATTAACTAAGCTATTGATGATGACAGTCAATGGATGACCAGAAGGATTGCTTCCATAGAACTGCACTAAATCACCATTAAAGTCAACTAATGGAAAAGCAGTATCATATGCAATACATTTTATGGAAATTAAATCCTCCTCACTATAATTACCTGATGCAGCACACAATTTCTCTATAATGCTAAAAGCATAGAGTATAAATTCTGGTTGCATTCTCTTATCAAAAGCTTTATAATCACCAGCTACTATTCGATCTTTTCCAAAAGTCGTAATGTATTCATATAATTCTTGCCATTCTATAGATTGTGCAATAGTTCCTGGTCCTGCCTCGAAAGTAAATCTATTACGTTGAAGAACTCGTATAAACGATAATAATTTCTTTCGCACCACAATTGACCAATCAAAAGGTGCTCCAGTAAAAACACGTGTTTTTCCCATGTTAGCCTTCTTGAAACTCACTGGTTCATCTTTAAGGTGTGCACAGAAATTAGGTTTATAGCAGATACCCCGTTTATATTTCTCTTCAATATCTTTCACTCTTGATAAAATTTCCTCTGTTGGCATCACTGGATCTAAACACTCTCCATCCGGTTCAACAAATTCTAAAAAATTTCTCTTAGATTTTCGCCATGGATTCCCGGCGCTTGTGTTCCGATTCATCTTATCAACATAAGCAACTCCTGGAGCCCCATTTACACTTGTAAATAGATCATACGGTTCTAATTTATTGAGTTCATCTTTAGGTAACAACTTCATAATATCGTTATAAAACTCTTTTGCGCAAATCTCTAAAATTTTTCGATCAAAATCTACTGGTATATTAGCCATATCTTGTGCGGCGATACGCCATGGTTTGTATCCTTTCATAACTGGTGCAGTATATTTAACTTGAAAATCGTAATTTTCTTGTAAAAACTCACTAATTGGGGTCTCACAAACCATAGTCCGTGTATTACCTTTGTGACCTAAGAATGATCCATAAACTTCACATGCTTTAGCTTCTTCTAAATACCTAAAGGTTGATTTACGATGCAATTCACCTAAAGTTCGCGGTGCACTTTCAGCTGAGATTAAAGGAGCAGATACATCCACTTGTTCTTTCAACGTTGAACATATCAATAATTTCTTAGTTAGTGGTACACTAACAGCATGATTAGAAAGCCCTAGAGCATGTATACCAACAATAATTGGTCCTCTGGATGTCATCATAACCAAAGGTGAACCACAATCTCCACACGCAGTTTCAGAAGTTGAAGTACAAGACCATCCCCTAGTTGAGATTTGTCTATTAACAACATCGAAAGCATGAATATGTTTAACTGGACAAAGAAATTTTCCTCTACGTGTTGTTGATAGAACATAAAAACCATCTGCTTTAATATCTTTAAAATCTTCCATCAAATATTTACTAATATCTCTCTTGGGGGGACACTTGTTTATAGTCACGAAAGCTATATCTTGTTTTTCACTATATGTGATCTCAGACTTTCTTAAAGGAATTGTTAACTTATCAGAAGCTCCTATTTTATGGTAATTCATTGTGAGTTGAAATGTTTCATCACATTTCTGTAAAATGTGAGCATTAAAACAGTAGAGATTACCTTTTATGCACAACATATTGGATCGTAAATCAGTTTTCTCTATCTGAAATTTAATCACATTACCTTGAATCAAATCATAAAACTGTTGCATTGAATAGTTAGATATAGACAAAGAGTGTGTTGGGGTTTCGAATACCGATAAACCCATCTCTTTTTGATACCAAACGTTGGGTCGTTCTTCCTTATCAGGCTTAGGTCTAATTTCTCCCTGTTCATGAAATTGTTCTTCCTCACTAAAAGTGGTTCTGATAATTTTCTTAATGAACATCCCCATAAGATATGTTGAAGACATTACAATAATACCTGGTAAATACCTCTCTATAAATACAATTAGGGTCTTAGATTTAGGACTCAACTTTCTCTGCATTATACCACCATAATAGTGCCATACTCGAGTGACTTGAGTTATATACATAACAGCCCTAAATCTTAATGTTTCCAGACAACGCTGGGTTAGGAACATTTTAATTAAAAAAGCAAACCAAGGATTCCACAACATCGCGTAGGCTCCAAGCATTATACTATAGAGTACTGAACAGAAGAATGAGTAGTACCAAGGTATACTACACTCTGATTGTTGATGATCTTCATTACAATTAACGTTAAAACATACCTTGCAAATTTCTGCATCTGATATTATCTGTAGACTTTCTTTAACGCTGTGTAATTTTTCGCTATGAATTTGCATGGCCGAATAATACCACCTCATCATTTCAGGTAATGATGCTTTATCGAGTATCACAGTCATATGAGCTAATTCTTTCCTTTTATCCATATCTGGTTGTGGTTCAACCCTTTTAACTGTCCAATACCAATAATCAGGATATGCACTGGTATCAACTTTATTAGTATCTAACATACCACCCTCTGTTGCAAATTCCTCTCTCACCGTGGGAATGATAATAAAAGGGAAGCGTCGTTGTACAGCCGAAGGACAAGAAAAATAATAAAAGGTATTAAGATGTTCCACGTTAGTAGTTGCAACAACAAGTTTACATCTCAAAGGAATCTTTCCTTTATTTTCCAGTTCAGCCTGGTTGGTGACATAAGGAACTGAATTTATTATTTTAATAAACTCTTCACATGAAGGGTCTATACCATTAGCTTTACCCGGATCTTGGTATGCAACATCATCCATAATAATACAATATTTATGTGTCTTATAATCAGACCAATATTCACTATCTGGACATCTCACATACTTATAATCATCTCCATATGGTAGCTTATTAACACTAGCAAATTCCTTTATCAACATTTCTTTAATAGAACTTTTACCAATTCCTGATGTACCACAAATAAGTAAACTAAATGGGATTTCCCTCTCTTTGGATATATTTCTCGATAAAATTCTATCATCTCGCAGTGAATATAGAATATTCATATTATGTTGAACAAGGCTGTGTAATGCCTTTTCACCCTGGGAAAATTTTAAAATAGATGAACCTTGAAAAATTAGTCGCTCTAGATTAACATCATATTCTTCTTCAGTGAAATTTAATTCAGAAGCTCGTGAAAGATGTTGACTTTGGCGAACTAAAATATCGAATTCACTCTTCCAAGTAGTATAAGATTTACTAGAGTGAAAGAAACTCATTGGTTCACCCGTTGTATAAACTTGAAGACCTTGCTCCATTATATACAGAAATAAATCCATAAGTGATTTCATAAGCCCAGTTTTGGATGAGAATTTCCTTCTAATTGCCTGTTGCTCCATAACACTATAATTAAAAGCATCAAAATCTACACCAAACTTTTTAAAAATATTTAAAGAGAGTAAATATAGTATAAATCGCTTCATTTTAGTGACAAATGGTGAACTTTCAATCTCATCAGCATTATTGTAAAATTCACGGCACTTACCGACGAAATTTTCAAAAGATTGTTGTTCTAACTCGTCTTCATCTAAAGATATATCAAAAAGATCACTAAATTTTTTGAAGATTAGATTTTCTTTGATAGAAAATATCAAGCTCCTATTTGATCTCATTTTTATAAAAGATAATATACAGATGAGAATATCAGTTTTAGATTCGACTTTTGTCATTTGATAAATCAATAACATCAAATCTTCCACTAGACTGATAGTCCAATCATTATCTTCTGATTGCTGGAACATCATCTCACACATTTTCTCCTTTGTAATATTCAATATGGTTATATCATTTCTCTCTAGAAAATACACACATACAATATCATGCAACCATACTTCAGTGCAAAAGATATACGTATGACCAGATGGCATCTTTTCAATTAATCCACACAATCTTTCATCATGATCTCTTATAATATAAGTTTTATCATCTGATTGCATAAACTCAAGAATATTTGTTATGCAGGAAGGTCCATCTCCAGCATTATTCGATGAATATTCAACACCTAGTTGATCTGAAATAAAGGTTTTATTTGAACGAAAATATCTCTTCAATCGATCAAAATATTCTCTTTTAATTCGTTTATGATGGGGCTTCTCTGCAACTCTAATATATTCATCCTCTTTAAAAATATATTTAATACCTTCTTGCTTATGAATATTAAAATTAGCATTTTGTTGAATTAAATTTAGTTGAAAGATAGGTCCATCACCAGCATTATTGCTACTATATTCAACCCCTAATTGATCACCTCTCTCCAAAATATATTGGGTATAAGTTATCCACTGTCCATAAACATTAACACGCAAGTTTATAGCTCTTCTATCTTGGGTTTGGCGCACTAAAGATAATATAGTATCTATATCGCGAGTTTGGAATGGTACTTGGTTCACATATATAAGAACGCAAGCATCCAAACGGAATACACTATGATAAAACATAAATAGTTCCAATTGTCTTTCTGAAATTTCATAAATTAATGAAGTTAAAAATTGTACACGCTTACGTGTCAACTTCTCTTCATCAATAGCATAAGACAATATGGAAGTGCGGAGTTTATCACTCTTAAAAACCGCTCTTTGTGGTGAATATAAGAAACTTACAATCAAATTTCTTAATTCTACACATTCAAAAGTTTGTTTAATTGAGCAATGACTGTTTCCTCTATTAATTAGACTCATATCATTGATTAAAGGTAAGTTTTTTAAAACATATAAAGTCGAAGTTTAGCTGCTATCGATAAAATTACCATCGCATTATAAGCTTCAAATGTAAAACCTTTCTCAAGGGTGCTCAATCCTCTCGAAACTCACATCAAATTAGCATTGATCTTCTCGAATTTAATATATTAAAATTATTGGGTCAAGTTGACTCCGAAAAACGAACGTCTGCACGACTCACTTAAAAGTGTCTATTGGGAACTAAACGAAGATACCAATAATTTCATATATTAAACAAATGTACTAATTTTAATGTGATATTCAATACAAATAACCCTTTGGCAAATCGCCCGGGCTTCTCCATACTGAAACACTGGTAAGTCAGGGGCGTGGTAATAGCCCAACCAGGTGGTTGCAGAACAACCTATTTCACATTTTATTCTCATAAATAATAATATTTTTATAATAACGAGCAAAGGTGTGTTTTATAAACTCAAGGTATAAGTTGTAAGACAAAACAAAACATTACTACATAAAATTTGGGTTTGTTGATTCTAATTTTATAGACTGGAAGAATCAAAGTCTATTAAGTATTGATAATTGTGGGATCAGATATCACCCTACTGGCTAACAATCATAGATCTTGCACTATTGTAATTGCAGCCAAACGGGTATACCGTATAGTATACAACTACCAATAGGAACATATATCACTCAAAGTTGATGATAGCAAGGGCTATGATTAACGTCGGTGAAATAAGAGTGCGGGAGAAAATCCCGC